CACCAACAGGAAGATATGGTGTTGTTAATGCACCACTGGTTCCAACTTCAACTATATGGGAATGAATTGGATTTTCTGGTGTACTTGTAACAGTTACTATTCCAGGAATACTAATATCACCATTAATTGTAATACTAGAACTTCCAAGAGATACTGGAAATGGATTATCAACACTAACTGGTTGACCATCTTTAGTTGCAATATTATTAACTTCAAATAAAGATCTTTCTTGATTTAGATAATCTTGATTTTGTATATTCCACTGAGCCATTATCAATCAATCCATTCTAATTTTGAGGGGTGATATCTTTGTACGTTTTTAATGTTAAAGTTCTTTTCTTCTGCTGGATAAATCTGATGAACAATTGCTCCAGGATATTGTCTTTGAAGTTGCTCACCTAAATCCTGTTTTGAGGGCAATCCAGATTTGGTTACTAATTCCAATCTATACAAGTTTCCTTGCCACATAACATCAGCAACATAGTTTTCTCCTACTTGCTGAGGTTGTTCTGTTTCGGAATTAATATAAAGATTTCCAGTAAAATCACCAGCAATATTAACTGATTCAGATATAAATTGCTTGAATGATTTCATATCATCCTACCTCTTCTTGATTCCCAAATAATGAATTTCCTGCTGCTGGTCTCAATGCTTCAATTTTATCCGCAGATTTTGCGAAAAGAAGTTCTTTAATTTTATCACTGACTTGTGCAGGTGATTCGTCAGAGATAATCATATCTAAAAGTTCGTCCATTTTTTAATCATTTAATTCTGATATATTTATGATAAATACAACATACATAAAGTTCAATGAAATGAAAAACATATATTTATTTCAACCACAATATTCTGTAGAAGTTAGAAAACAAGAAAATTATTGGATACCATATAGTGTTGGATGTATTTGGAGTTATTGTAATCAATTTGATGAAGTAAAAAATAATTTTATTTTAAAGGATATAATTTTTAAAAGAGAACATCCAGATAAAATATTAGAAAGATTGGATAATCCTGTTTTATGTGGATTTAGTTGTTATATTTGGAATGAACAGTATTGTCTAGGAATAGCTAAACTCGTAAAAGAAAAATTTCCAAATTGCATTATCGAATTTGGTGGACCTCAAGCATCTAAAAAAATGCAAGAGGAAAATGATTTTATTGATACTGTAATAATTTCTGAGGGTGAAGAAAATTTTCTAGACATACTTAATTCTATTATAGAAAACAAAGAAATAAAAAAATATTACGAGAGAACTAGATTATCTACATTAGATTATCCAAGTCCATATCAATCTAATGTCTTTAGTAAAATAATTGAAGAAAATCCCGATGTAATTTGGGCTGCAACTATAGAAACAAATAGAGGTTGTCCTCATAGATGCACTTTTTGTGATTGGGGTGGAACTACTATGAGTAAAGTAGACCACTTCGACATAAAGAGAGTTGAAGATGATATTACTTGGATAAAAAATAATAATATTGGATACTTATTTGTTGCTGATGCTAATTTTGGAATGTATAAGGAGCGAGATATACTTATAGCAGAGATAATCAGAGACAAATTAAAAGAAACCAATGTTGGTGACGTTGTTTTACAATTTGCTAAGAATTCAACAGAAGCAGTATTTAAAATTGCAAAAATACTTGAAGAACATTGTCTTAGGGGAATAACAATTAGCGTTCAAAGTATGAATCAACCAACTTTGAAGGCTATTAAGAGAAAGAATCTTCATATAAATGATTTGACTAATCATATGAGAATGAGTCAAGAATATGGAGTTAAAACATACACTGAACTGATTTTGCCATTACCCGAGGAAACTTTAGAAACTTGGAAAGACGGATTATCTAAAGTTTTGGAGTGTGGTCAACACGAATCGATTGATGTTTGGTTCTGCCAATTATTTGGTAATAGTGAATTGGGAAGTGAATTATCTAGAAAGATGCACGGAATTGAAACAGTAAAGGCGTATGACTATATTTCATTCACTAATCCTAAGGAATATCATGGATTCAAAGAAATTGTTGAGATAGTTAATAAAACTAATTCAATGGCAACTTTGGAATTAATTGAAAGTTATTTGTATGCTTGGACAGTAATACAATTCCATATAAATGGATATGCTCAACTAATAGCAAAATATCTTTTTTACAATAAAAATATAACTTATAGGATGTTTTATGATGAAATATTTGAAAAGGTTCAAACTGACAACGGAATAATTGGTGAATATTTTCAAAAATTAAAGTTCGATGTAAAAAATTACTTAACAGAGGGAATTTTACCAGATAATAAAAGTGGACATTCATTAGAATTTAATTCTCCTAATGATTTTTCATTTTTTATGAATAATAGGAATGAAGTATTTGCCTTAATTGATAAATCTCTGGTAAAATTTGGTGGTATAACTAATGAATTTTGGGATCTTCAAAAAAACTTTGTTTATGACTCTGAGGTAGATTATCCTATTACTATTTCTTCTTCTGTTGATACAACAACATGGGAAGATAAACCAACAAGTTTAATGGTTTCAAATAAAAGAGATGAGTCAATACGAAATGATTTTTGGGTTTTAAGAAGAAAGGGATTACTAAAAAATACTATATCTAAAATTGATGAATGAAAAATATATATTTATTTCAACCGCAATATTCTGTAGAAATTAGAAATGAAGACACATATTGGCTTCCTTACAGTGTTGGTTGTTTATGGAGTTATTGTAATCAATTTGATGAAGTAAAAAATAATTTTGTATTAAAAGATATTATCTTTAAAAGAGAGCATCCAAATAAAATACTGGAAAGATTAGACAATCCAACAGTGTGCAGTTTTAGTTGTTACGTTTGGAATGAGCAATATTGTCTATTTTTATCAAAACTAATAAAAGAAAAATTTCCAGACTGTATTATTCAATTTGGTGGACCACAAGCAACTTTGAAAATTCTTGATAATGAATTTATAGATTGTGTAATAATTGGTGAAGGTGAAGAAAGTTACTTAGATTTATTAACTAGTATTGTTCAAAATAAAACAATAGAAAAAATATATCAAAAAAGTAGAATAGAGCAATTAGACTTTCCAAGTCCATATGAATCTAAAGTATTTGATCAAATTGTAAAAGACAATCCAAATACTCTTTGGGCTTCTACTATTGAAACTAATCGAGGGTGCCCCCATTCATGTACTTTTTGTGATTGGGGTGGATTAACCTATAGTAAAGTTAAAATGTTTAATCTAGATCGTGTAAAAAATGATCTTGAATGGATTAAAAATAATAATGTTGCATTTATATTTTGTGCAGATGCAAATTTTGGAATGTATAAAGAAAGAGATTTGGAAATAGCAAAATTAATAAGAGAAGTTGCTGATAATAGCAAATTAGAATCTGTTAATTTGCAATATTCTAAAAATTCTACAGAAGTAGTTTTTGAAATAGCAAAAATACTTGGAGATATTAGTAGAGGTGTAACTATAAGTGTTCAAAGTATGAATGAACCAACACTTAAAGCAATTAAAAGAAAAAATATGAGTATTAATAACATTACATCTCATATTGAAAAAAGTAAAGAGCATGATGTAAAAACTTATACCGAGTTAATTTTAGGATTACCAAACGAAACTATAGATTCTTGGAAGGAAGGATTCTCTAAAATATTAGAATTTGGGCAACATGAATCTATTGATGTTTGGTTTTGTCAAGTTTTTGGTAACAGTGAATTGAACAGTGAATTATCTAGAAAAATATATGGTATTGAAACTATCAAAGCAGAGGATTACGTTTCATTCACTAATGAAAAAGATTACTCAGAAGTAAAAGAAAGTATAGAATTAATTAATAAAACCGATACTTTAACCACAGATGAATTAATTGAATGTTATATGTACGGATGGTTGATTGTTCAATTACATATAGCGGGATATACTCAAGTGCTATCGAAATATTGCTTTAATATTTTAAATATAAGTTATAGAAAATTTTATGATAATTTATTTGACTGTATAAAAAATGATGATGGATTCATTGGAGTTCATTATCAAGAAATATATAATATTGTCTCTACTTATATTAAGACTGGGAAGATAACACAGGGTGCCAAAACTGGTCATTCTTTACATGCTAGTAGTTTTGAATTCTTATTTAAAAATAAATCAAAACTATTTGAATTTATTGAGTTATATTGCTCAAATATTGTACAAATTGACTCAGAAATTATTGATATTCAGAAAAAATTTATTTTTAATGAAAATCAAAAATATCCATTAACTTTAAACTCAAAATATAATATAGAAACTTGGGAGAAAAATAAAATATCCTATAAAATCGATAATGACTTTATAGGATATGATAAAAATAATCTTTTTATACTGAGAAGAAAAGGACTTCTAAAAAATAAATTTATTAAAGTTACTTAACTTCTGTACTTGAACCATCTATCCCTGGTTCTGTAGGAACTTTTCCTGATGCACCATTAATATTATCTTGGTTTGCATCAGAAGGCATTGGCATACCAGTTGCTGGGTCTATTGGTGCATTTGGATCTGGAATAATGCCTGCTTTAATTTCTTTTTTGATTAATTGATCTTGCTCAATAATCTCTTCATCAGTTTGACGTAAAATCTTACGTCTTACATAATCTTGAGAGTAGTATTTGCCGATATAAGGTTCTGCAGTAGCAGCAATATTTAACCTTTCGGTCATCAATTCTGCTTCTTTTAGTTCAGAGAAGTGATTATCATAAAGGAAGTCATATTGAATATGCTCACTCATTTGCTCCCAATCTTCTGGAGTTACGATATTTTTTAATATTAATTGGGTCTTTAACATGTCATTAAACATGTTTGAAAAACGCTTCCTTAATCTACCAACAAATTTGGTAAATTTGAGTTCATCTCTCAAAATTTCTGAAGATCTACCAAGATTAAATCCACCTTCTCCTTCCATTCTTGATGGAGGAACGTTCAATGATTTGTATAATTTACTCTGGAAATATTTGATATCTGTAATTTCTCCAAGATTCTGACCACCAGGAAGAGTTGTAATCTCTGTACCTCTACCACCTTCTCTACGAGGTAACCAGAAGTCCTCAAGCATACTCATAAACTTCTTATCATCTCTAATTTCACCTGTAGAGGCATCGTAAACTAATTTATTGCGATAACGCATCATAACATCACGAAGATATTGCTCTGCCTTAATTTTAGGAAGATTACCTACATCAATATAGAAGATACGACGCTCTGGAGCACGAGACAATCTGTAAATAACAAGACTATCCTCAATCATGCGGAGTTGATTGAGAGACTTAATTGCTTTATGTAAGTATGACAGACAAGTTCCTTTATTTCTATCTACTAATCCAGAAGTACAATAAGTTATCGCATCTCTCGCAATTTTGATTCCAGAATTTGCCTGACTAGAATTTCTTCCATTCATAGACCCAATTGGAGATTGGGCAGTAGGATTATAGATGAAGTATTCTTCAATTTGTGGAAAATCATAATCCATTGGATTTTCGTCGTTAGAATTTTTTATTCTAACTCCACCATTATTCTTCTTTTTAGAAATAGATTGTCTAACATAACGCATTTTTAATGCGTCAACATATCTTAATTCTTGAATACCCTTTTGTGGATTTTTTAAATCGATTACTTTATGATAATAAAGTCTTCCATCAATGTACCAATTCCTATAAATTTCATGAGATTTTTTATCAAAATCTAATAAATCTAAAATTGTTTTAAATTCTTCTCTTATCTTCTTTTTTAATCCATCACTAGCATTTAAATTAGATAATTCAATTTGTACTGGAGTATCGTTTGTGTCACTAACAATAGCTTCATTAACGATATCTTCAATAGCACTGTCTACTTCTGGGTGAAGTGACATTTCTCTGTATCTTTTAATTAAATCATATTCGGTTCTATAAACACCCTCTATATCTACATAAGATCCAAAAAAACCACTTGTTAGATAATGATCAACCCCGTCCTCATTATTTTGAGGAACGGGGGATACTACAGAAGGTGAAAGAGATTCTTTATTCTCT